AACGCTCGTATTCTCCGCGCTTGCCAGCCTGCACAAGCCCCATGCAGCGCCGCCCGTGGTGGCCTGAGATCGGGCCGAAGTCGGACATGATCTGTCGCCCGTCCAGATCCAGAACATAGCCCGCCTCGTCTTTCTGGTATCCCAGATATTGCACGTTGGCGCTGAAGCTGTTTTCGTATTGGCACGATGGGCAGACGCAGGTCAGCCCGCCACCGCCGGCAGCAGCTTTCCCAGCCTTCACCACCGGCGCGAACAGATCGCCGTCAGGACAATGGTCGTCAAGGTTCGTGGTGTAGTCCAGCACCAAGCAGTCGGTCTTGCCTTGATGCAAGCGAAGCCCGCGCCCAATGATCTGTTGCAGCAGGCCAACGCTTTCGGTCTTGCGAAGGATGGCGATCAGATCGACGTGGCTGGCATCGAACCCGGTCGTCAGCACCGACACATTGACCAGATATTTGATCTGCTGCGCCTTGAACCGCCGCAGGATGTCGTCGCGCTTGCCCTTCGGCGTTTCGCCCGTAACGATCTCGGACATTTCCGGCGGAAGGCTGGCCATGATTTCATGCGCGTGCTTCACTGTGGCCGCGAAGAACATCACGCCCCGGCGATCCTGCGCCTGCGCCACGACATCGCCCACGATGGCCGCCGTCTTGCGCCCGTGGCCGTGATAGGCGCGATCCACCGCGTCGGCATCAAACTGGCCCCGGCTGTTCAGCGCCAGCCCGCTGGTGTCGTATCCGCTGGCATTGATCTGGCCGATCACCGGCGGCGTCAGGAACCCCATCTCAATCAGAGACCGCGCGTCTATTTTGTAGACGCACTTGGCAAAGTATGGATCGCGCGCGTTATCTTCTCCGTTAATTCTGCCGCTTTCATGCTCTCGGAAGATCCATCCTGACCCTAAACGGTAAGGCGTGGCCGTCAGCCCGCAGACGCGCAGGTTCGGGTTGCCATCCCGCATCGCTTCGATGATCTCGCGCACCGTTGGCGTGATGCCGTGCGCCTCGTCCAGGATCACCAGCGCATAGTGATCCTTGAACCGGCTAACGCGGTTTTTCACGGTCAGCGGTGATCCAAACACCACCGGGTGCCGTAGTTCCTTTGCGCCCGCCGATGCTGAGAACATGCTGGCGCGGTTTCCCGTCGCCAGAAACTTGTCGCGGTTCTGCGTGACCAACTCGGCGCTCGGCGCAAGGCACAGCACGCGCTTGCCCGTCATGCGGTGAATGACCGCCGCAATCTCCGCAATGATGTGCGACTTGCCCGCGCCCGTGGCGGCATCGATGATGAACGGCGCTGTGCTGCGCTTCATCCAATCCAGTGCAGCCTGGGCCGCGTCAGCCTGATATGGGCGGAGGGTCATCTGACCCCCCAATAGCTTGACGGCTTGCCGCGATACGGTTCGAGATCGGCATCGGGCAGAAGCGCCTTGACCGCTTTGGCATAGGCAATCGCGCCCGCCTTTTCAGTTTTGGTCAGCTTGCGCCCGGCGAAAACCACGTTCTTCTCGCCTGCGATCTTCACCATGTCGGCAATCAATTCCTTCTTGCGCTCCTCGGCTCGATCCAGCGCCTCGCAGATCTGGTCATATTCGGCCATGATGCGGTGCGCCTCTGGCGTGTCGATGATCGGGCGCTTTGGCTCAAGGTGAACGTCTGGCGTCTTGCGCTCGTCAACGTACTCGGCATGAAACTGGCGCAGGTTTGGCAGCGAAAACGCCTGCCACATCTCATCAACCTCGACACGTTCCAGCATCGTGCCGTTGGGGGACCATTGATAGAAATCCCACCACTTGCGCCCCGTGACCCAGAGCGAAAACTGGATCTGGTCGTAATAGTGCCGCTGTTCCTTCAGCGGCTTGAACACTGGCTCCTCGTCTTTACGAAGGCCAAACGGGCATTTGATCTCAAGCCCGCCATCTTCGCCGATCAGCCCGTCCGGGCTGCACCCGGCCCAATGCTCGTAATTCACAAAGCCGATCTGTTCGACCTCGTTGCCCGTTTCCATGATGTATTCGGTCAGAGCGCCTGCCTCGTTGCGCGTTCCGTATTCGGTGGCGATGTTGCCCTCAAATTCTTCGGGCGCCCCGTGATACGCGCGCACCAAGCGGCGCATGATGTCATCGCGTGTGGCATAGGGCGCATTGCCCAAGATCGCGCCAACGATTGATGCTGTGATCCGCCCTGCCCGTGCCTCAAACCATGCTAGACTGCGTTGTTCCATTTCCGGCTCCAATCGGTTAAAGTTTGTTTGCCCAGCGCCGCGCCTCTGAATGCTCAGGGTAATCGGCTCCAACCTTCACGGCGCTGGGCGATCCGTTCACATCACAGGAACTGCGGAGCGAACGGGATTTCGTCATCCATCACCGGCGCGCGATAGCTGCCACCGGCAGCGCCTGCGCCGAAGTCATCACGCGATCCTGACGCCATGCCAGACCCGCCTGCCGGCAGAGGCTTGGCTTCCGCAATGTGGATGTCCTTTGATGCCTTGGAAGCCACCGCAGAAACCCAATTGCCGTGCATCATGCCGCCGTTGCGCGTGTCAGGCATCGACCACGTCATGATCGTGCAGACCATCGGCTTGTTGGTCAGCGCCATCACCAGATCATCGGTCGTCGGAATGCCCGGCTTTGCGGTCAGCTTGCCGCCCGCGTTGGCATCAATGGCCGCCAGCATCTTGCGTGCCTTGTCGCGCTTGTTCTTGGCAGCCGCCTCGTCCTTCGCGCCAGGGTCTGCGTCAGTGACCCACAGCTTGTGAAACACCTTGCGGTTCTTGTATTCCTCGGGTGCAAGCACCGTCCAGCGCGCCGAGATAAACTCCTCGCCCGACAGTTTGCGGTCCCATTTGATCTCATCGATCATGGCCAGCACCGACGACCCCGCCGGGATCGGTTCGATGTTGCCCGAAGGCACCTCATATTCAGTGCCAGTGTTTGCGGCGGTGTCGCCGGTTGAGAGATCCCAGAAAGACATCATGCTTCCCCTTCGTTGATGGTTTTGGTTTGTGCAGGTGCAGCGCCGCCCAAAGACGGGATGACGCGGGCCAGCGGGTTTTGGCCGAGGTGGTATTCCAGCGGATCGGTGATGCCGTAGCGGTTCTTGGACACGTTGGCCGCCGTGGCGTGGACAACCATTTCCAGATCGCCCGTGCTGATCGCCTTCTTGCGGTCGCCCTCGTCGCCCTTGGTGTATGTGACCAAACGCAGGAAACCCACGACATCAACGTCGTCCGTGTAAGGCGGCTGCGACTTCGGTGGCAGGCGCAGCGTCCAGCGCATGTAATCGTCAACGTCTGGCAGCTTCAGCGTTTCGACATCGGCGTGCGCGACAAACACAACGTGCATCCCGCGCTTTTCATTCGCCAGCCCAGCGCCCTTGCGAACCCGCTGGTGCATAGCCGAAACCGCAGCCGTGCCTGCGCCGTATCCACCAAGGGCTTGGTTGATGCTCTTGGCCTTCGGATCTTGCGCCAGAACATCCGCCACGAACAGCCGCTCAAGGGCGGTCACGCTGTCGATCACCAGCGTCTGGTATTCGTGCGGTTCGTGGATGATGGCCGTGATCTGTTCCCAAAGGTCAGCAGCCTTTTGCAGCAGCGGGAAAGCGTCCGGGCGATTGCCTGCCGGGATCGCCTGCATCCCATCCTCGGCGCGGATGAAGATCGGCTTCGGGAATGCCGCCGCAAGGCTCGTCTTGCCTCGCCCAGCATCGCCGCAAATAGTTACAATAACAGGCCGATCAACCGGCTTGCGCGCTAACTCCATGATTGACATGGATCGTTCCTTTCTTGTTTGGCACCTTGTGCCTTGCGTGGCGGGTCACGCTCCAAATCCCGCCTGTTGACATTGCATATTGCGCCGTGGCATGTCAATAGGGCATGATGCACAAAAAAGGAGAGCATGACGTGCTGACACTTAACGAGATCAAGCGCCTGCTGGCGGACCGCCGACTAGATATTGTGTCGAGCGCCACCGGCGTTCACCGCAACACCCTGGCCGCTATTCGAGATGGCAAGAATGACAACCCGACGCATCGGACGCTGCAAAGCCTGTCGGATTACTTCACCGCAATGGACTGCTGACATGGACTGGGATTTCCCGGCACCAACGCGAGATGCACCCGTCGCTGAAAAGCCAAAGCCAGCGCCTGCCCGCCCGGCGCAGGTCGATCTGCCGCGCGTGCCTGATTACATCGTGGAGCAATGCCTGACCCACCTCGGCGCTTTCGCAAAGCAAGACCACGAAGCCGTGGCCTGGGCCTGCTATGACTGGCTGCAAATCAATCAGGCCGGCCTGCCCGTCCTGCCGCTCATTGATGGTGCCGCCCGCGAAGACGCACGCTTCTGGGCTGAGACGGCGCACCCGGCTGAGTTGGAATGTTACGCCTTGGCCGCCATCGACCGGCTGGGTGGCATCAGCAGCGGTCATGCCATGTTCGCCTCTCGGCAAATCAAGCGCTTGGCTGGCGCGTTGTTTAAGCGCATGTCGCCCGGCGAACAGGCGGCGTTTGCAAAGTGGATAAAGGAACAAACAGATGAGCGCGGATGATTTCGCAGACTTTGAAGCAGGCTATAACGGCGCGAAGTTTGGCGCCCAGCCCGCGCAGACCTATTCCGACGACTTCAGCGCCGAGGACTTCGCACCGCCAGCGCCAGAAGCCCCGGAGCGCAATGACCGTTTCCCACCGCCATTCCAGCTCGACGGCGTAGATCTGCTGACCCCGCCAGGCTTCGTCGGTGACGTGGCCGCATGGATCGACAGCCAGTGTCGCTTCCCGCGCCGGCGCTTGGCCGTGGCATCCGCCATCACCGCCATTGGCAACATCGGC